ATATGGTAGAAACCATTGCAATGAATAAAGCTACTACTCGTACTGCAGATCTTGAAAATAAATATAAAGATTTACAACTCCAACAAGAACAAATTGCAAAAGAAAAAGCTGAAGTAGAACTTTTAAAAGTTCATCCAGATTTTAATGAGCTTCGTGCAAACGATGATTTTCATGTTTGGGCTGAACAACAAGATCCTACTATTCAGAGTTGGTTATATGAAAATACATCTAACTCAAAGTTAGCTGCAAGAGCTATTGATCTATATAAAATGGATCGTGGTATTAGTAAGTTAACTAAAAAAGAAGAAAAGGATGTTAAAAAAGAAGCTGCTAAAGCAATTTCTAAAACTAAGAAAAGTACTGATACTGATGTACCTAAGAAAAAAATCTGGACAACTAGTGAGATTGGTAAATTAAAAGCTCATGAGTATGATAGATTAGAAAAGGAGATTGACCTTGCTCGTTTAGAAGGTAGGATTGAACAACGTTAAACAATCTAACTAAACAATAAGGAGAAGCAATATGGCTTTTACTAACGCTTCGGGGTATCAAAACCTTGCACAAGGTAATTTTACTCCACAGATCTTTAGTCAGAAAGTTCAAAAGTTCTTCAGAAGAGCATCAGTGGTAGAGGATATTACTAACACTGATTACGCTGGAGAAATTGAAAACTTTGGTGATACAGTAAAGATCATTAAAGAGCCAACAATCACAGTTAAAGATTATGCTAGAGGTCAAACAGTTGATACGCAAGTATTAGCAGATGATCAAATAACTATGACTGTCGATCAAGGTTCATACTTTGCTTTTAAAGTAGATGATATTGAAGAAAGACAATCTCATGTAAACTTTGAAGCTCTTGCAACCTCTTCAGGTGCATATTCATTAAAAAAAGCATACGACTATAACGTATTGAAGTTTATCTATGATAACGCTTCAACAAACGCTAGTGCTACAGGAACTGATGGTTCACCAATTGATGGTGACGCAGCTGTAGATACTTTGGCAAACGTTATATCATCAGCAAAAAGAGTGCTTGATAAAAATGATGTGCCAGAAGATAACAGATGGTTAGTTGCACCACCTGAATTTTTTGAGCAATTAAGAAAAGCAGGTGCTAAACTTTCTGACCAATCAGTAATGGCTGATGGCGGTGCATCACAAATCAGAAATGGTAAAGTCACAGACAGACCATTATTTGGTTTTAATATGTACTCAACAAATGCTATTGCAGTGTCTAGTGGATCTGCAGCATCTCATACTTTTGGTTCTTCAGGATCAAATGAGTTTGCATTTTTATATGGACATATGTCAGGAGTTGCGACTGTCAATCACATCGCAAAAACTGAATTAATCAGAGACCCTGATTCATTCGCAGACGTAGTCAGAGGCTTACACGTATACGGAAGAAAAATCCTTAGAAGTGAAGCAGTAAGATCTGGCGTAATCACAATAGGGTAATAATTAGGAGGATAATAGATAGATATGGCTACTTTTGACAAAACAGGAAAAGGTGGAACTACTGGGCATCCTGCTAATGGTAGAACACCTTATTTAGTTGAAAATACAATAGATATGTCAGCATTTGACCCTGCTGCTGGAGACATCATTCAAGCAATTGATGTACCTGCAGAAACATTAGTTATGTCAGCTGGTTTAGAAGTATTAACTGCTTCTTCTAGCTCAGTAACTTTTGACTTAGGTATTACTGGAAGTACAGCTGGTCATGAAGACCCTGATGCTTTCGTTGATGCTTATGACGCAACAGGAACAGGATATGCTCCAATGGACGCTACAGACGCATCAGCTATGCTTGTCTGTAAAGTTGCAGATACTATTGACATTTTAACAGCTGGAGCACAAGATACAGCTGGAAAAGTTAGAGTATGGGCAGTTCTTTGTGACATTTCTGGAGTTGACGAAACTGATCACAACTAATAATAAATAACTTAAGGGGGGTATTAATATCCCCCTTAATAAAACCCTGTATAATTAATATAAACAAAATGACTACACATACTTTAACACAAAAAACAACTAGTTATAAAGGTAAGTTATCAAGCACAGGGCAAAAAATTACACCATTAGGTGATGGTGCAAGAATAAATAGTTTAGAAAACAGAATTAATGATCAAGAAAAAAAACTTGATAAAATATTAGAGTTATTACAGAATGGCAACAACTTATCTAACACTCACAAACAGAGTACTTAGAGAATTAAATGAAACTGAATTAACTTCAGCTAATTTTAGTTCTAGTAGAGGTATACAAACTGCAATTAAAGATTTTGTAAATAAATCAATACATGATATTTACAATGAAACAGGAGAGATACCTTTATTATATGCTAGAACTACACAGACTTTAGAAGTTGGTGATAACGAATATGATTTTCCTGCTGATTTTAGAAAAGCAGATATGGAATCATTTTTAATGGGACCAAAAGAATTAATTACAAATGGTGAGTTTACTTCTAATATAACTAACTGGACAACTCAAAGTGGATCACCAGCATATTCAAGTTCAGGAAATGGAAGACTAAGTTTAAGTAATGCTGCAGCTTCTCAATCATTTTCTACTGTAGTAAATAAAAGTTATAGAGTACAAGTAAGAGTATTAAACTCAAATGCTAATACAGATACATTAGATGTAGCTATTGGCACAAGTGCAGGTGGAACACAAAATTTAAGTAATAGTATATCTGTTACAAACTATGGTGAAGGTAAAATATTAAATACTGTATTTACTGCAACAGCTACAACAACACATGTTCAGCTATCAACTACAGGTGATTTTACAGTTGACTATATTAGAATATCAAGAAATGATATATTAAATAGAAAATTATCATATATATCATATGATAACTACTTACAAAACTATAAACCTACTGATGATACAAATAATAGTAATAGTTATTCAGACCCACTAAGAGTTTATATATTACCTAATCATTCTACTTTTGGTGTAAGTCCAAGACCTAATAGTAATGAATTTTCTGTAAGTTATATATATTATGCAACTCATACAGATTTATCTGCACATGGTGATAATATGAGTTTACCTGATAGGTTTGCAACATTAATTATTGATAGAGCTAAATATTATACATACATGCTTAGATCTGATCCACAGCATGCACAATTAGCAGATAGAGATTTTCAAAGAAAACTAAGATTACTAAAAGTAGACTACGCTACTAAAAATGATTATATGCGTAGTGATACAATTGCAGAAAGTATTTCTACAAATATAGGAGGTAGAGTAAGCTAATGGCTATAAGAGAAAAAGAAGAAATGAAAAATGGCATGAAAATTGTTGATAATATGGATGGTGCAAAAAATGCTGAAGATAAATTAAATATGAAAGTAGCAGATGTATCTGATAAAATGACTGTACCACAAGTTAAAGAATTTATTAGAAGATATAGAACTGGGGAAAGCACCAGAGATTATTTAAAACAATTTGATTTAAAAAAAATAGAATTAGACGAATTACAAAGACTAGCAGATAGAAACAAAAGAACTTCATAATGCCAGCAACTGATCTTATATCACCTTTTGTAGTAAGTTGTGCAGGGGGCTTAACACTTAATAAAGATGTGTTTTCAATGCAACCTGGAGAAGCACTTATACTACGTAATTTCGAACCTGATATTAAAGGTGGATATAGAAGAGTTAGCGGAACAGCATTATACAATAGCACAATAGTACCTCAAGGATCTAGCAATAGTAGTTTAGTAATTGATTGTTCTATAATATTTAATGGGCAGATAATTGTAGCTAGAGGTGGAGATATACATAGAGGTACAACTTCTGGTAGTTGGACAAGTTTAGCTACAGGTTTAGGAACTGCTACTAGAGCTTATGATTTTGAAAAGTATAATTTTAATGGTACTGATAAATTAATTATAGCTACAGGACACTCTCCTGCACAGTCTATTGATTCAAGTTTTAATGTAGATGTAATAAATGCAACAGGTGGTGGTACAGCTCCAACTAATCCTAAATTTGTAAAAGCATTTCAAAACCATATGTTTTATGCAGGTGCAACTAATTCTCAAGAAGTTATATTTAGTGTACCATTTGTAGAAGATAACTTTACATCAGCTAGTGGTGCAGGATCTTTTAAAGTTGACTCTGCTGTTGTTGGTATGAAAGTATTTAGAAATGAATTAATTATATTTTGTGAAGATAGAATATATAAATTAACAGGTACATCATCTAGTAATTTTGCAGTACAAGAAGTTACAAGAAATATTGGATGTAGAGATGGTGGTAGTATTCAAGAGATTGGTGGTGATGTTATATTTTTAGCACCAGATGGTTTAAGAACTATTGCAGGTACGGCAAGAATTGGTGACGTTGAACTTGGATCTATATCAAGACAAATACAAGCTAGAATTGATGAGATAGGATTAAATAGAATATCTTCTTTAGTTATAAGAGATAAATCACAATATAGATTATTTTATCCTACAACTAGTGGATCGCAAGCATCATCAAAAGGTATTATTGGAGTATTAAAATCTAATGTAAATACAGGACAAATTGGTTTTGAATATTCTGATATGATAGGTATAAAACCATCTTCTACTGATTCAGATTTTATTAGTAATGTAGAAACACAAGTATTTGGTGGATTTGATGGTTATATATATAAAATGGAAACAGGAAATACTTTTGCAAATGGTGCTACTACAGAAACTATTGTAGCTACATATAGATCTCCTGATATGGTTATGGGAGATCCTGGATTAAGAAAATATATGCAGAGAGTTAATTTAAACTATGAAGGAGAAGGAACTTCTGTAAATGCAGACTTAGCAGTAAGATATGATTATGATAGTGTTAATACACCACAACCAAATAAGATAGCAATTTCATCTCCAGGTGGTGCAGCTACATATGGATCATCTTTATATGGATCTGGATTATATGGAGCATCAGGTACACCACTTATAAGACAAACAGTAGAAGGATCAGGATTTGCAATTGCATTAAAAATAGATGATAGGAATCAAGCAGATTCATTTTCAGTAAAAGGATTTCAATTAGAATTTACCCCAGGAGGAAGAAGATAATGGCAGGATATTCAGCACGACAGTCAACCTATACAACAGGTGACGTTATTTCCGCTGCAGATAGTAATGATGAGTTTAACCAGTTATTAGCTGCGTTTAATGCATCAACAGGACACACGCATGATGGTACTGCGGGTGATGGAGGACCTGTATCTGTACTAAGAGATAGTAATGCGTATAATAAAATTTTATTAGACTCATCTAATAACCATTTAGAATTTTATGTAAATGTATCTTCTTCAGCTGTACAGCAATTAAGAATACAAGATGGTGCTATTGTTCCTATAACAGATGATGATATAGATTTAGGTACATCATCATTAGAATTTAAAGATTTATATGTAGATGGCACTGCACATGTTGATGCTATTAATTTTAATGGTACGGCAATTACATCTACAGCAACAGAAATTAATTTATTAGATGGTGTAACATCTACTACTTCAGAATTAAATATTATTGATGGTGATACAAGTGCTTCTTCAGTAACAGTTGAAGATGCAGACAGAGTTGTACTAAATGATGGTGGTACAATGAAGCAAGTTGCAGTTACAGATTTATCTGCGTATTTTGATGATGAAATTACTGCAATGCCTAATCTTACATCTGTAGGAACACTTACAAGTTTAACAGTAGATAATATAATTATTAACGGAACTAATATAGGGCATACATCTGACACGGATGCTTTAGCTATAGACTCAAGTGGTAACGTTACAGCTTCTCAAAATTTAACTGTAACTGGAGATCTTACAGTATCTGGTGATGATATTACTATGGGTACAAATACTGCAGGTAATTTATTAATTGCAGATGGTACAAATTTTAATTCAGTTGCAGTAAGTTCATTATCAGAAATATCTAGTATAGCTAGTGATGATGTATTTTTAGCAATAGACACTTCAGGTGGTGGTCTTAAAAAAGTTGCAAGATCAACAGTTGTATCAGGACTTGCTACATCAAGTGCTATATCAAATGTAGCAGAAGATAGTACGCCACAACTAGGTGGTAATTTAGATGTTAATGGTAATGATATTGTTTCAACATCAAATGCAAATATTGATATTATACCTAATGGAAGTGGTGTAGTTAATCTTGATGGTACAGAAGTAAGTGATGGTTTAATTGAATTAAAAACTGGAACTGGTAGTGTTGCTAAAGTTAAATTTTATTGTGAGTCTGGAAATGCTCATGCACAAACTCTACAGGCAGCACCACACTCAGCAGCTAGTTCAGCAGTATTAGTTTTACCTACAGCTTCTGGTAATTTAGTTGGTACAGGTGATAGTGGTACTGTAACAAATACAATGCTAGCAGGATCTATTGCTGATAGTAAATTAAATACAATATCAACAGCAGATAAAGTATCAGGTGCAGCTATTCAAATAGATGGTGCAACTGATGGTACATCTATAACTATTGCAGATTCAGATAAATTTTTAATAGATGATGGTGGTACTACTAAATATGTAAATGCATCACAGATAAATGCATATACTAGTGCATCTGTTGCTTTAGATGATTTATCAGCAGGTGATGCTGCAGCTACATTAGCTACAACTGCAGGTAATATTACTATTGATGCACAAGGTAGTGATACAGATATTATTTTAAAAGGAACTGATGGAAGTTCTGATACTACATTTTTAACTATTGATGGTAGTGCTGCAGGAGCAGCAACCTTTAATAGTGATGTAACAGTCGGTGCATTACTTAAAATGCCAGATGTTACATCAGGTAAAATATTAGTAGGAGATGGTACTTCTTTTGAGGAAGTAGCTGTTTCAGGTGATGCTACGCTTGCTTCTAGTGGAGCTGTTACATTAGCAAATACAGCAGTTTCAGCAGGTAGCTATACTGCCGCAAGTATAACAGTGGATGCTAAAGGTAGAATTACATCAGCATCTAGTGGATCAGCAGGTGTTTCTGCAGGTTTTGTGACAGCTATGGCTATCGCACTTTAATTTTACTATTGACAATATTGTCATATACTATATAATATAATAATAAGGAGAAAAAATATGGCCCAAGATTTTGAACGCTATATACAGAGAAACGTAGGAACTTCAGCAGCTACTATTCATACTAGTAACTCTGATGATGCTATAGTCTCTATTCGTTGTGCCAATACTACTACATCTACAATTAATGTGGATGTATTCATTAATGATGGATCTAATGATTATTACCTAATCAAAAATGCACCTATTGTTAGTGGAGGTTCTCTCGAACTAATAGACGGGGGAAGCAAGATAGTAATGCAAAACAATGATATTTTAAAAGCAAAATCAGATACTGCATCTAGTTTAGATGTATGGGCATCATTTGTTGATGCTATAAGTACATAGGATTATTCATGGCTTACCTAGGAAATAGACCTTCTAATAATTTTCAAACTATAAACTCATCTCAGTTTTCTGGTAATGGGTCAACAACTGGTTTTACTCTTTCCCAGTCTGTATCTAATACTAATGAAATTGAAGTTTTTGTAGGAAATGTTCGTCAAGATCCTCACAGTGCATACACTGTAAGTGGTGGTACAACTTTAAGTTTTACAGCTGCACCTCCATCAGGCACTAATAATATTTATGTAGTATATCAGAGTAA